AATTACCTCATTACCTCCGTATTAAAAAATCAATAGTCGAATATCTTCTCTATTGTTTTGCGCTACATTTCCCTGTGCCTCCTCCTGATAATTATGGTATAATAAAAACAGACGAACCCCGAACCCTTGATTTTTCAGGGGTTCGGGGTTTTCTTGTTACTAATGTGTGCATAGTTCAGCGTTCAGCGGCCTAAAATGTTCACCGGTTTGAACCCTATGGAATCAGTTCCACGGTGGCCTTCAGTTCGTCCAAAGTCTTGTGATTATAGACCCGGTTTCCCGTGTCCTTGGACACATGACCCATGAGCAAATCAATACATTTCCGGTTGGCTCCGGCGCTATCCAATTTGGTTTCAAAGGTGTGGCGGCATTCGTGCGGGGTATGATTCAGCTTCAGGGCCTTCATAATATCCGCCCAAAATATCCGGTATTGGGTTTGATTGCAAATCTTCCCATTGTAGCTGATCAGCCGGGGGCCACCTTCGGCAAGCCGCCGTTCAATCAAGGGCCTGATCTTTGGATGGATGGGAACAATGCGGTTCTTACCGGCCTTCGTTTTGGTGCCGCCCTTCATCGTGCCTTCCTTCAAGTCTATATCTTCAGGTTTCAGGTTCAAAAATTCAGAGATACGCCACCCGGAATATAGCAAGATCAAAACAGTATCAACCCAAGGATCAGACTGATGTTCCCACACCGTTTTGATTTCATCGTTGGTGAACGGAAGGCGGCTGGTGGGCGGTATTGGATCAGAAGTCAGAAGTTCGGAGAAGCACCGGTTTATTATATCCATTTCAAGGGCGAACCGGTCAAGGTGGCCCCACAGGTTCTTGATGGCCGCTTGGGTGCTATACCCTTTCCCACAACCATCAATGGTTTCTTGCATTTGGTAGGATCGCAGTTGCTTGTAAGGTTTGTTCACATACGCTGAACAATGCTTGAACGCTGAACAGAGGGAAGAACGATTGGATTCACCCAGTTTCGGGGCCTTCTTTTCTTTCCAGAGGTCAAAAAGCTGTTGAAGGGTGATCTTGGCCCGGTCAACATCCCAAGGATCACGGTTGTATTCAGCAAGCATGATGTTCCCGGCTTCACGGGTTTCAGCATAGCCGATAATGTCATAGATGGGGTGGCCTTTGTCATTCCAGCCTATGGTTTTCTTCACAATGTATGGGCGGCGGCGTTGGCCTGATAGCTTTGCAACCGTTCCATACCCGTTTGGATTTCGCATTATATCACCTGAACTTTCAAAATTGGGTATGGCAAAGCTAAACCCCATGTGATATAATGTTCAAAGGCGTTTGAAACATTAACTTCAAAAGGGTTTGTTTCGCCTGACCGCTTCCGGTGTGCAAGACCGGGGGCGGTCATTTTTTTTTTGCATTTGTTCCATATCCGTTCCGCTTAAAATCCTTGCGGGATGTGGCTTTGAGAGAATGGAACACTTGGAACAGATATTATATTACTTCAAAGAGTAGATAAAAAAATATAAAAGAAAAAGAGTATATAGAGAACCGGCGCTTTATCTGTTCCACCTGTTCCAAAGCCTTGATTTTCATGCGTTTTCAGGGATTGGGCGGCGGAACGGATGTGGACAGATCAACCTTCGTCAAATACAGAGCCATAGGAAATCTTGGTCATGGTGATTTCGCTATCATTATATTCCAACCACAAATCATTCACACCGCAATAGAAAGCCCGATAATACGAACCGGTATCATTGATATTGGTGTTGGAATATTTCTTCAAATTAAACATTGGAAGAAAATCATCCTTGCTGGAATAGGAAAATTTATCGTACAAAGTAACCCGCTGAAGGTTGTCATTGTTGAAGCTATATTCATTATTCCCATAGTACAAAGTACGAATGGGAAAGGTTTTTCCGCTGGCCGTGGTATAGTTCCAATCTTCGGTTCTATCAGGTTCACCCAACTGTTCAATAAGTTCGGTTTCACTAATGTTTTTCTTGTCCTTCACTTCATATTGAAGTGCGTCAAAGACTACCGGAACAGTTTCCTTATTTGTGCTTCCGGGATTGTTTGTCATTTGACTGACCCCAACCCCAATGCCAACGGCAAGAGCGACTACAACAATCAAGACGGGGATTAGGCAACCCTTCTTTTTCATAACAACCATTCCTTTCATTTATCTTACATCACTTTGGAAGGCCACGGCCTTACCAAGAATGATGATATGATCCAACTGTTCCCCGGTATAAACTAAATCTTCATAGTTGGAGTTTTCGGCCTTCAGGATCAATAGATTTTTTTCGGGATAGTAATTCACCCGCTTCAGGGTTGCTTCATCATCAATGATAACAGCGGCAATTTCGCCATTGTTCACCATTTCCTGTTTTCTGATGAACACAATATCCCCGTCATAGATTCTGGCCCCGATCATGGAATCGCCCTTGGCCTTCAAGCAGAAATCAGCATGAATGTTTGTACCAGCTTCCACATACAGTTCCTTTTCTTCGTTTGCCATGATGGGTTTACCGCAAGCAATGTCACCGAGTAGGGGGAAACGCTTTGTAGAAATTGGGATGATGTTATCAAACTTCATTTGTGGCTGTGAAGGTTCAACTACCACAGATTTATTGATACTTTTCAACCAATCATTCCGGTTCGGAATGTCTGATCTTCCCATGAGGTAATCCAAATCAACATTGAAATAGTCAGCAATGGTTTCCATAGATTCAAGGCCCGGTTCCCGTTCGCCCCGTTCATACATATTTACACTACTTTTAGAAAAACCAAGCTGATCCGCCAAGTTCTGTTGAGATAGGCGGCGTTCGGTTCGTAATTGCTTGAACCGATCAGAAAACTTCGGCATAAGTACACCCCTTTCAGAAGTCTTTCTATAATTTATTATACACATTATGTGCACAAAGTCAATCCGTCGATGTGCACAATTAGTAACACATTTCTTTGTGCACAATTTGTGTTCAGTTGTGCTTGACTTTGAGCACATATCGTGTATAATGATAATCAGACAAGCACAAAAGGTGCACGAACTGATTGGGAGGATTTGAAAATGAAGGTTCATGTTTTTGATACCTATGTCACCATTAAGGATCGTGAAGGACACCCTGATATGGATGATACTTTGCTTGAAAAACTGGATGAAATGCTTACCACTTATGGTGTGCCCCACGCTTTTACCCTTCCCCACGAAAAGACCATGGAAGATTGCCCGGAAGCTACTCTTGAAGTTGCCTATGATTCTTCTGATGATATAACCTTTAGTCTTGTGTATATCCTGTTCAATAAAACTTATCGGGGTGCAACCGATAAAGCGGTTGCGGAATCAATGATTAAGGTTTCTGCAAAATATATGGATGCTGAATAAGCCGAAACGGGCCTGATGGCCCGTCCACCGGAACCGCCCCACCGGTGCTGATGATGGCAGGGCAACAGCGACAACATGAGCGCCCCCGGTTTATGGGTTCGGGTATTGGGTATCAATCCCCATATAAAAGATATGACCGCCCGGAAATTGCTTGTTGGGGCTTTGGCTGTTCTAATTCTGAAGAAAGGATGTGCAAATATGAGTGTTGGCAAGAAACTTCGGGAACTGCGTGGGAGCAGAACCCAAGACGAAATCTCCAAGGAACTTGGGATCACCAAATCTTCTTATGCCATGTATGAGCGTGATGAACGGGTTCCCCGTGATGAAGTGAAGGTTCGCATTTCCAATTTCTTTGGCGTTTCGGTTCAGGAACTTTTTTTTAACTAAATCGAGCACATATAGTGTTCAATAGGAGTAAGCACCATGAATGAAGTCAGTTTGAAACCGGTCATTGATGAACTTGAAACCTTGTTTTCAAAGTTCAACAAAGCCTTCTTTGAAGGGAAGTTGGAAAAGCCTGTGATCACCGTTTCCCCGGATCATACCCGTGGGGCCTATGGGTGGTGTACCGGCTGGAAGGCGTGGCAAGACGGCACCAAGGAAGGCGGCTATTACGAAATCAACCTGTGCGCCGAATACCTGAACCGCCCCTTTGAAGAAACCTGTGGAACCTTGCTTCACGAAATGGTTCACCTTCAGAACCTTCAGGACAATGTTCAAGACACTTCCCGTTCTGGTTCATACCACAACCGGAAGTTCAAGGAAACCGCTGAAGCCCACGGGCTGACCGTGGAGAAAGGCGAAAAGTACGGATGGCACAAAACCACCCTGAACCCGCAAGCAGAAGCCTTTGTGAAATCCCTTGGCAAGTCCGGGTTCTGTCTGGTTCGGCCCCGTACCAATCCGCTGAAGGGTTCCCGGAAGGGGGGGGGATCAAGTTCCCGTAAGTATGTTTACCCCTGTTGCGGAACCATCATCCGGGCCACCAAGGAAGTTCATGTTCTCTGTGGGGAATGTGAAGTGGCCTTTGAAGAACAGGAGTGATAACCAATGAAGTTGATTGACACCAAGGATTGGAAGGCCGTTCACTTCAAGGATCGAACCATTTTGAGAAGTGACCGCAATCTTTACCCGGAAGCCGATTGGTGGGCTTTGGTTTCCACCGTGGATGTGGAACCGATGAAGGAACCCGGTCATTTCAAGGTGGTAAGCCAATGATGATCACCCGCCAAGTTCGCTGTAAGAAGTGTGGGGAAATGTTTCCCCTGACCTATCCCGAAAAGCTGTCTGACATTGGCCGGGATGTTATTTCTTACTGTCCGCCGTGTTTACACACGGATATCTTAAAAAATGAAAGGAGTACGCACAATGACCACCTTTGCAGAGCGTTTGAAGAACGCTATGGAACAGGCCAACATGAGCCAATCCGCCTTGTCTGAACAGGCCGGGGCTTCCAAGGCCGCTATCAGCCAATACCTTTCCGGGAAGAACACCCCCGGCCCTGACCGTATCAAGGCCCTTGCCGATGCAACCGGCGTTTCCTTTGATTACCTGATGGGTTATGGAGCCGCCCCGGTTGCTGAACCGCCCATCAAGAAGATCAGCGTGAAGGAAGCCGCCCGGTGCATGGGGAAATCTGATCAGTTCGTCAGAATCGGCCTTCAGCGTGGCCTTCTTCCCTTCGGGAACGCTGTTCCCGGAACCGGCGCTTGCTGGAATTACTACATCAACCCCACAAAGTTCCGTGATTATGTGGGCGCTGATCAGTTCAATTCTTTCTTCGGCCTTACGGCCTGAAAGGGGAACAACGATGGACAACACCCGTGATGAACTGTTGGATTTGATCAGGAACGCCACCAACATTGATATGATTTGCTTCTTCGCCATTATCTATGTGGTTGCGCCTGATCCCCCCCCTACACGCCTAACGCCACCCGTGGCGAACTGAAGAAGGCAATTAAGCAGTTGCGGAGCGCCCAGCACAACCCGGATTGCCCCGCTGAAATGTCTGAAGGCTTTGAAACGGCGATTCAGTATATCCGCCGTGAATGGCTTCACCGATGAAAGGATGGTTTATATGCTTCAGATCGGTATGATCGTTAAAATCTTGCCCGATGCGGAATACAGCGGCAAGTTCACCGGCTACATCGGCAAGGGGAAGAATTACTTTTCGCAGAACAAGAAGGTTGGCGTGGAACTTTTTCAGCAGACGAATGACGCAAGTTCCAAGGGCCTGTTTTGGTTCTCTGAATCCAAGGTGGTTGCGGCGGGTACTCTGCCGGATGCCATGATGGAATATATCAAGGCTGATCTTAACGCCACCTTCGGCGTTGCAAATCACACCCGCCGTTCCCGTCAGACCGGCCTTCCGCAGATCAAGAAGGTCATTTACAGCGGCCCCAAGACAATCATTCTGTGGGCCGACAACACCAAAACCATTGTTTCTTGTGGGGAAGCGGATTCCTATGACTACTATTCCGGTTTCTGTGCCGCTGTGGTCAAGAAGCTGTTCGGTTCCACCACCCACGCCAAGAAGGTTTTGGGTGCTTCTATTCAGATCAATGATTAACCTATTCCAGCACCAACAACAGGCCCTTGATGAAACCGAGGGGAAGAACCGGGTGGCCTATTACCTTGATATGGGCCTTGGGAAAACCTTTGTTGGTTCCGAAAAAGCCCTGAAGTTGAACAGCCGTGTAAATCTTCTGGTGTGTCAATGTTCAAAGGTTCAAGACTGGATTGAACACATGACAGAAAATTACGCCATGAATCATTGTTGGATGATTTATGACATGACCAAGAAAAATGAATTTGATTGGTTCATGAAGGCCGCAATGGAAGTTGATAACCCGGATCGGATTTGTGGCGTGATCAACTATGAACTGACCTTCAGGCGGAATGTGCTGAAAACCCTGACCGGCTTCACGCTGATGTTGGATGAAAGTTCCCTGATCCAGAATGAGAACGCCAAACGGTCAAAGTTCATTCTTGGGCTGAAACCGGATAATGTGATCCTTCTGTCAGGCACCCCCACGGGCGGCAAGTATGAAAACCTGTGGAGCCAATGCCAACTGTTGGGGTGGAAGATTTCAAAGGAATTGTTCTGGAAGCAGTACATTCAAACGGAATGGGTGGAAACCGATGGCTTTTGGCGGCAACAGATTACCGGCTATAAGAATGTTGACCGGCTGAAGATGAAGCTGGCCGAACATGGGGCCGTTTTCATGACCACCGAACAGGCCGGGATCAGCCTTCCAAAACGGAACTGGATCAAGGTCAAAACCCGCCCTTCACCCCTTTATTGGAAGTTCTGGAATGATCGCTATGTTGCGATTGACAGCGCCAACCTTGGTGAATTTGAACTGGATGCTGATTTCTACGGTTCCAATGCCCATTGTGAACGGGAACTGATTGGCGATACCAGTTTGACCCGCCGCCTTTATGCCCGTCAGCTTTGCGGCCTATACAACCCGGCCCGTTATGAAGCCTTCCGGGATTTGGTGAACAGTACGGAAGATCGCTTGATTGTGTTCTATAACTTCACAGAAGAAATGGAACGCCTGAAGGGGATTGCCAAGGGCCTGAACCGGCCTGTGTCTGTTCTTTCCGGTGAAGAAAAGAACTTGGATGCTTACCGCTACCAGCACAACAGCATTACCTTCATTCAGTATCAGGCCGGTGCAATGGGCGGCAACTTTCAGCTTGCCAACAAAATCATTTACTTCAGCCTTCCCCAAGGTTCGGAATTGTGGGAGCAATCCCAAAAGCGTATTCACCGCCTTGGGCAAGAACGGCCCTGTTTTTATTACCTGATGATCTGTCCGGGAACGGTTGAAGAAGATATTCTTTCCACTTTGGAAATGAGAAAGGACTATACCGATGAACTATTCAGAAAGTATGAGCAAGCGGCAACAGCGCCGCAAAGCCCTTAACCAGCGGTTCAGGCGGATGTTCCTTGTGGCCCTTCTGATGGGCCTTGCAATGGGGTTTATATTTGGGCGCTGTTCTGCTGTCAACAGCAAGGCCCCGGATGCCCCCATTGAACCGGATCAGCTTACCACCGTGACCCCGGATGTGACCTTGGAGCCGGTGGAACTCCCGCTGGTGGAAGAACCCGCCGAACCTGAACCGGTGCTGTTGGGCAGTTTCAGAATTACCGCCTATTGTTCCTGTGAAAAGTGTTGCGGCGAATGGGCCAAGAACCGGCCCAACGGCATTGTGTATGGTGCCGCTGGTGTGGAACTGAAAGCCGGTGTTTCCTGCGCTTCCCCGCTTCCCTTGGGAACCGTGGTGGAAGTGGAAGGCTTGGGCGAATACATCGTTCAGGATCGCCCCGCCCAATGGGTGATTGACAAATACGGTGAAAACCAGATCGACATTTATTTTGACAACCATGAAGCCGCTTCCGCCTTCGGCCTGAAGCAGTTGAATGTTTATCTGAAAGGAGAACCCGAAAAATGATCAAATGTGAAAATGCTTGCCCCCGTGGAAAATTTGATGGGTGTTGCCACAAATGCCCGGATTTCCACACTTGTCCTGATTCCTGTCAGGAAAACCCGAACGCCTGTGGTTCGGCCACCTTCGATGAAGAAACGGCCCTTCAGGAGTTCAAGAACACACAGCTTGCCACCTTGAACGCCATTGCTTCCCTGACCGCCCACAAGAAGGCCATTGAGGATCAGGAAAAGGAAATGAAGGCTAAGTTGTATGAAGCAATGGTGAAGTTCGGCGTGGATAAGTTTGAATCCGATGTTCTGAACCTTACCCTTGTGAAGCCCACCAATGCCACCAGCATTGATTCCGCCAAGCTGAAGAAGAAATACCCGGACATTGCTTCCGAGTGTTCCAAGACCACCGCCAAGGCCGGTTATGTGAAGATCACGCTGAAGGGTGGTGGGAATTGATGGTGAAAACGGAACAGGAATGGCGGGATGAAGTTAATGCTTTAAGGGCTGAAAACATGGAACTTCACAAAGCCCTTCAGGAAAAGAAAACTTCTGTAAATCTTGTGAATGTTCGATGGTTTGATGGCTATTTGGAAACCTTTGAAGCGTTGGAAATTCGGTTTGGAAATTCTTATCTATGGATGCGCCTGATTGATGGGCAAAATCGCCACATCCCCCTTCATCAGGTACGGTGGTTTTCATTGAGCAAGGAAAGCCATGCCGTGAAGGGTGAGGCTTCCTGATGGCCGGTGAAAAGAACTTTGAAAACCGCCTGAAGGACTGGTTGGAATCTGAAGGCATTTACCCATTGGGCCACCCTGAAGATAAAATGACCGTTCCGCCTTGTGGTTTCTATGAAAAGCGTTGGGGTGGAAGCCGGTATGTGAAAAGCGGCCTTCCCGATATGCGGATCACCGTGAAGGGCATTGCCCTTGAAGTAGAGCTGAAGGCCACCAACGGAACCCCGTCAGAACTTCAGAAACGGAACCTGAAGCAAATCAACGGTTCCAATGGGTTTGGGTTCATCCTTTACCCGGAAGGCTTTGAAGCCTTCAAGACTATTGTGAAAGGGGTGAAACAATGCGAGTTTCCCACAGCCGGGTTGAAGTCTTTGATAGATGCCCATACAAATACCGCTTGCGATATGTGGAAGGGATAGACACGATCCCGAACACGGATGCAGACAACGCCCTGATCCTTGGCACCGCCCTTCACACCGGCATTGAAGAAGGGGTTGAACAAGCCCTTGACTTCTACAAGAACAGCTTCCCGGTTCTGACGGATGATCACATTCATGAAATGATGAAGCTGGAAGCAATGATCCCCAAGGCAAAGGCCATGTTGCCACCGGGCGGAACCTTTGAATTGCCTATTGGGAACGCTGATTTCATCGGCTTCATGGATTATCTGGTTCCCGTGGGGAAGGGCCTGAAGCTGGATGGGCTGATCACCGGTGAAGATTTGGATGAATTTGAAGCGTTTGATCTGTACGATTTCAAGTATTCCAACAACGCCAAGAACTACGCCGTTTCCGGTCAGCTTCACGAATACAAGTATTGGTATGAACTGACCCATCCCGGCCACCGGATCAGAAATATGTATTTCCTGATTGTTCCCAAGCCCAAGATCAGGCAGAAAAGCACCGAAACCCTTTCCCAATTCCGTGACCGCTTGCAAGCGGCCTTGAAAGATGCTGAACCAACGCTGATGCCGGTTCAGTACAACCCCATGAAGATTGTGGACTTCCTGACCGATGTGAAGCACATGGTTGAAGCCACAGACTTTCCCAAGAACCCAAACCATTTTTGTGGATGGTGTGAGTATGAAGAATATTGTCAGAAAGGATGGGATTATATGTTACTTCCCAAGAATGAACGCCGTGATCTGAACGCCACCAAGAAGAAGGTTGTGTGGCTTTACGGCGCACCCTTCAGCGGCAAAACCTTCTTTGCCAATCAGTTCCCCGATCCCCTGATGTTGAACACGGATGGCAACATCAAGTTTGTGGATGCCCCCTATATCGCCATTCGTGACACCGTTACGGTGGAAGGCCGTATCACCAAGCGCAAGTTGGCCTATGAAGTGTTCATGGATGCCGTGGCCGAACTGGAAAAGAAACAGAACGATTTCCGAACCATCGTGGTTGACCTTCTGGAAGATGTTTATGAATCGTGCCGGGTTTACATCTGTGACCGTCAGGGCTGGAAGCATGAATCTGATGATTCCTTCCGTGCGTGGGATATGGTCAGAAGCGAGTTCCTGAACACCCTGAAGCGGCTGGTGAATCTGGACTATGAAAACATCATCCTGATCAGCCATGAGGACAGAAGCCGTGACCTGACCCGCAAGGGCGGCGATAAGATTAGTTCCATCAAGCCGAACCTTCAGGATAAGGTGGCAAACAAGGTGGCCGGTATGGTTGATCTGGTGGCCCGTATCGTGGCGGACGATGATGAACGGGTGCTGTCTTTCAAGACTTCTGAAGTGATCTTCGGCGGTGGCCGTTTGACTGTCCGTGATAAGGAAATCCCGCTGACCTATGACGCTTTCTGTGAAGTCTACGAGGAAGCCAACCAGAAGGCCGCAGGAGCCGTGAAGCGTGGCGGCAATGCCCCGGCTACCCCCGCACCTGAAACCACCGACACGCCCACCACAGCGCCCAGCAGAAGGGGCAGAAAGGCCAAGACTGTAACCCCGCCCCCGGCTGGTAACTATGATCCGGCTGAAGATGCGGCAAAGGCGGCTTGTGGTGATCCTGATGGAACTTGGACACCGGGCGGCGGTGAAAAGGATGATTCTGTTCCTGTTGATGAACCGGCCACCGGTGACACCCCGCCTTGGAACGATCTTCCCAAATGCCCGGACGGTGAACGCATTTTCAGACAGCACGATCAGAACCCGGAAATCCCCCTTTGTCCGTCCATTGACGCTGGCCACCGTTGCCACAAGGAAGGCGGCCCCGATGGTTGCCCCCTGTGGGATCGCCCCAAGGCACAGGCAGAGGAACCCGCACCCAAGACGGATGCTAACCCGCCCCGCCGTACCCGGAAGAAGCGTGAAGAATAATGGCTGATGTGCTGATGATTGCCGGGAAGCCTGAAACCATTTTCAAGGCCCGTGATTTTGAATATCTGGTTGAAAAATACATGGGTTATGAAGCGGCCAAGTATTTCCGGGAATACGCTGAAGAAGCTGATGAAGAAGTCAGATCGGCCAAAGCCGGTGAGAACACAGACCTTGCTTCCTATGAAGCTGACCTTGAAAGCAATCACAGAGCCTTTCAGGACATTCAGACGGAAGCCGCCGTGATTATGGGGGTTCTTCAGGAAAAGCGGATCAACCGTGAGAAGATCGCCCATTCAGTAAGGGAAATTGGAAAAATTCTTTCCAACCAAATATAAAAAACAACATTTTTGGAGGTAAAAAACTATGGCTATTGATTTTGACAAGATTGATCGTTCCGTTGATCTGAAGGGCCTTCAGGCCGATGTGGAGGATGCCAAGAAGAACGGTGGCGGTGATTTCCCCACCATTCCCGCTGGCAAGTATGAAGTGAAGCTGGAAAGCATGGAGATCAAAGGCACCAAGGCCGATCCCAACCGCCCCATGCTGGCCGTGTCCTTCAAAATCCTGTCCGGTGAGTTCAAGAACCAGCGCCTTTTCATGAACCGTGTCCTTTACGGCACCAAGAATGACAAGAACATGATCGCTTCCGCTATGGGCTTTCTTGAAAAGCTGGATTCCGGTGTTCCTGTCAGCTTCACCAGCTACAAGCAGTTTTCCCAGCTTGTTCTTGATGTGGCGGAAGCCATTGATGGAAACTTGGAATATGCGGTGGACTACGATGATTCCCGCTTCAATTCCATCACCGTTGAAGAAGTTTTCGAGGTTGAAAACTGACCAAAGATTTTTTATAATCAAATCGAGCACATATAGTGCTTGACACGGTTTTGAACCTTAATTTTCAAGCACAAAATGTGGGGCTTCGGCCCCACAATGGCCCCAAGTGAAAGCCTTCCCGTGGCGGGGCTGATAAGGCGGAAACGCTGACCGATTTCACAAAAGCTGAAAGGATGTGAGTTGATGATCTTCTATGATTTTGAGGTTTTTCGGTATGACTGGCTGGTTGTCCTGATCGACCTGAACGCCCGAAAAGAAACCGTGATTATCAACGATCCCGACAAGCTGAAACGCTTCTATGAGGAACACAAGGGTGTGATTTGGGCCGGTTACAATTCCCGGAACTATGATCAGTACATCCTGAAGGCCATTCTGTGTGGGTTTGATCCAAAGCCTGTGAATGATTGGATCATTGCAGAGGACAAACCCGGTTACAGATATTCAAGCCTGTTCAGGGAATACCCGCTGATCAATTATGATGTGATGCCGAACCCGCCAATCAGCCTGAAGGCGCTGGAAGCGTTCATGGGCCATTCCATTAAAGAAACTTCTGTTCCCTTCGACATTGACCGGCCTTTGACTGAAGCAGAGCTGGCCGAAACGGTCAAATATTGCCGCCATGATGTGGAACAGACGGTGGAAGTGTGGTTAAGGTGGAAGGAAGATGAATTTGATGCCCAAATGTCACTTGTGAAGGCGTTCCGCCTTCCCATTTCTGACATTGGCCGCACGAAAGCACAGCTTTCCGCCAAAATCCTTGGGGCCGTTCAAAGGGAACACAATGATGAATTTGAAATTGAGTTCCCGCCCAGCTTGCGGATCGAAAAATACACGGAAGTTTTGAATTGGTACAAGAACCCCTTGAACCGTGATTATTCCAAAACCCTTGAATTGGATGTGGCCGGGGTTCCCCATGTGTTCGCTTGGGGTGGCCTTCACGGGGCTATTCCCAAATATCACGGGGAAGGTTGGTTTGTCAATGTGGATGTGGCTTCCTATTACCCGTCTTTGATGCTGGTTTATAAGTGGCTTTCCCGCAATGTTCATGATCCTTCCAAGTATGCGGAAATCTACCACACCCGCCTGAAGCTGAAGGCGGAGAAGAACCCCATGCAACAGCCTTACAAGATTGTTCTGAACAGCACCTATGGCGCTATGAAGGATAAGCATAACGCCATGTATGACCCCCGGCAAGCCAACAATGTTTGTGTGGGCGGTCAGCTTCTTCTTCTGGATTTGATTGAACGGTTGGAAGATCATTGTGAAATCATCCAGAGCAACACGGATGGTATTTTGGTCAAACTTCGCCGGTATGAAGATTTTGAAATGCTGGATGATCTGTGTTGGGAGTGGGAGAAAAGAACCGGGATGCGGCTTGAATTTGACGAGTTCCAGAAGGTTTATCAGAAGGATGTGAACAACTATATCATCGTTCCTTCCGGGCCGCTTCGTGATGAAAAAGGGAAACCCCGCTGGAAGTGCAAGGGTGCCTATGTCAAAAAGCTGTCCGATCTGGATTATGACCTTCCCATTGTCAACCGGGCCATTGTGAACTATTTCCTTCAGGGGATCAGCCCGGAAACAACCATCATGGAATGTTCTGACCTTCGGGATTTTCAGAAGGTTGTGAAGGTGTCCAGTAAGTACAAATACGCCCTTTATTCCCCGGTGATCACGGAAGCCAAGATCAGGGATGAAAAAGGCCGTTCCAAGAAAATCACCCGCTTCAGCGGCGGTGAGGTTCAGACGGATAAAACCTTCCGGGTGTTCGCTTCCAAGGATCAGAGCAAGGGCGGAATCTTCAAGGTTTCCGGGAAAATCGTCAAGGGCCGGGAAAAGAACCCTGAAAAGTTCGGCAATACCCCGGATCATTGTTTCTTCATCAATGATGATGTGACCAACCTTCCTATCCCGGATGAACTGGACAAGCAATATTACATTGATGTTGCTTGGGATCGGTTGAAAGATTTCGGGGTGGAACGATGAACAATAAAACCTTTCGGGGGGGGAGCGTTGAAGCATGGAACTGTTTAGGGGCTATGTGCCTACCAGAAATAAACAATGCCTTGAAAAGTTCAAAGGCGTTGAAAAACTGAAAACCCGTTCTGAAGTCCAAGACCTTGATGAATACGCCGGTATTCTTGGGGAAGAAACCATCCTGATTGATGTGGATGATGCGGAAACATCTGAACTTTTGTTCAGAATTGTTCAGGATTTAGAACTGAAGTGCAGAGTGTACGCCACCACACGGGGAAAACACTTCCTGTTCAAGAACTGTGGTGTTAAAAAAAGCTGGACGAAATGCACCTTGGCCGTGGGTATCACCACGGATGGAAAGGTTGGAGCCAATAACAGCTATGAAATCTTGAAGTCCGGTGGCGTGGAACGGCCCATTCTGTATGACTTCCCTGAAGGGGAGATTCAGGAACTTCCCAAGTGGCTGACCCCAGTGAAAAGCAACTATGATTTCCCGAACCTTGGGGAAGGTGATGGGCGGAACCAAACTCTGTTCAACTACATTCTGACCCTTCAGAGTGACGATTTTACCAAGGAAGAAGCCCGTGAATGTATCAGGCTGATTAACCGTTATGTACTGAAGAAGCCCCTTTCCGACAAGGAACTTGATGTGATCCTTCGGGATGATGCCTTCAAGAAAACATCCTTCTTCCGGGATAAAACCTTCCTGTTTGATAAGTTCGCCACCTACCTGAAGAACAACAACCATATTGTAAAGATCAATAACCAGCTTCACATTTACAAGGATGGTATCTATGTTTCCGGTGCCGGTGAAATTGAAGGGGCCATGATCAAGCTGATCAGCAACCTGAAACGGGCGTGGCGTTCGGAAGTCCTGTCCTATCTGGAAATCATGATTGAGGAAAACACCAAGGCCACCAACCCGAATATCATTGCTTTCAGCAACGGCCTTTACAATATCCGGGATGGTTCCTTCAAAGAGTTCACCCCGGATGTGGTCATTACAAACAAAATCCCGTGGCCGTACAATCCCGCCGCCCATGATGATCTGTTGGATCACACCCTGAACCGGCTGGCCTGTGATGATCCTGAAGTCAGGGCCTTGCTGGAAGAAATGGTGGGTTATTGTATGTACCGCCGCAACGAACTTGGCAAAGCCTTCATCCTGATTGGCGATAAGAGCAACGGCAAATCCACCTTCCTTCATGTGGTAAAGAACCTTCTTGGGGATCAGAACATTGCTTCCCTTGACCTGAAGGAATTGGGCGATAGGTTCAAAACCGCTGAACTGTTCGGCAAGCTGGCGAACATCGGTGATGATATTGGTGATGAATTTATTGCCAATGCTTCCGTGTTCAAGAAGCTGGTCACGGGTGATCGGGTGAATGTGGAGCGCAAAGGCCAAGATCCATTTGAGTTCAACAATTATTCCAAGTTCCTGTTCAGCGCCAACAACATTCCCCGTATCAAGGACAAAACCGGAGCCGTTCAACGGCGTTTGGTGATCGTTCCCTTCGATGCCAAGTTCACCCCCAATGATGCTGACTTCCGCCCGTTCATCAAGGATGAACTGTGTGAACAGAGTTCAATGGAATATCTGGCCTTGCTTGGCCTTCAGGGGTTGAAGCGGGTTCTTGGGAACGCACAGTTCACCACTTCCAGCAGAGTTCAGGGGCAGTTGGACGAATATGAGGAAAACAACAACCCCATTATTGGGTTCATCAATGAAGTGGGCCTTGATGGGATTGAAAATGAAGCCACCGATTCCGTGTATCGCCGGTATAAGGAATATTGCATTGCAAACAACTTCCAAGCCCTTTCCAAGATTGAGTTTTCCCGGCAGATCACAAAACGCTGTGGCTTCACAACGGTTCCCAAGTGGATTAGAAACCGGAAAACCCGTGTATTTGTGAAAGGCGGTGACACAGAATGAGTGGTTCCAAGAAGGTGTTCACCACTTTGGGCAGTTCCAACCATGTTCCTGAAGAACGAGAAGCATTTGATTACTACGCCACCGATCCAAGGGCCGTGGAAATGCTTCTGGAACTGGAACAGTTTTCCCCGGTCATTTGGGAACCGGCCTGTGGGGAAGGCCATATTTCCAAGGTGCTTCAGGCCCACGGTTATGAAGTCATTTCAACTGATCTGATTTACCGGGGCTTCGGTGATCCTGAACCGTTGGATTTCCTGAAGGAAACGCTGGACGATTTTGAAGGCGATATAATCACAAACCCGCCATATTCAATGGGGCTTGAATTTGTTCAAAGGGCGCTTGAAAGCGTCCGCCCCGGTGGAAAAGTGGCTATGTTCCTGAAGGTTCAGTTCTTGGAGGGGCAAAAACGGGGTGAGTTCTTCAGGCATACCCCCCCCCGAAAAGTTTATATCAGCCGTTCCCGGCTGGCCTGTTATAAAAACGGTGATATGACCGGGAAACCGGAAAGCGCCATTGCTTATGCGTGGTATGTGTGGGAAAAGGGCTTCACCGGTGATCCGGTGATCAAATGGTTTAACTGAAAGAAAGGATGATAAACGATGGCAGAAGCTAAAACGGTAGCTAAAGTACGGAAGCACGCCCTGATTTGTGAGGAAATCAATGATCTGTATGCCCGAAAAAATCATGACTATGGTGACAGCTTTCACCAGACCTTCACGGAAGAAGGAATGGCAATGGCCCGGATCAGGCTTGGGGATAAGCTGGCCCGGTTCAAGAGCCTGACCAAATCCGAGGTTCAGGAAGTCAAGGATGAATCTATCCGTGATACCCTGATTGACCTTGCCAATTACGCCATTATGACGGTTCTTGAACTGGACGATCTGAAAACGGAGGAACACGCCGATGAACGCTAACCGTTATATGCGGGGTTCCTTGCGAACCGCTGACCGTTCCAACATGGATCGGCTGAAGTTGGAATGTGCCTTGGGCCTTTGCGGTGAAGCCGGTGAAGTGGCCGAACAGGTGAAGAAACATTTCTTCCACGGCCATGAACTGGACAAGCGCCACATGATTGAAGAACTTGGTGATGTGGCTTGGTATTTGGCCGTTTTGTGTGATGCCATTGGTTCTGACCTTGATACGGTCATGGAAGAAAACTTGAAAAAGCTGGAACAGCGTTACCCTGAAGGGTTTGATCCTTACCGGTCACAGCACCGGAATGAATTAGGAGGATGAAGGAAATGAAAATTATCAAAGCCGATGTGGAGTTCATCACCCCGGTTAACGGGGCCACCATTCTGAAGCGGCTGGAACAATGTGGCCGTGTTTGTTACAAGTCCGAGGATAAGATCACGGAAGGTTCCGCTGAAAAGTTCGTTGCCGGGATCATCAAGCGTGGGCATGAAGCAGTTCTGGAACATTGTTCCTTTACGGTGAAGTTCATTTGTGATCGTGGGGTTTCTCATGAGATCGTCCGCCACCGGATGGCTTCTTACTGTCAGGAATCCACCCGCTATTGTAATTACGGCAAGGGCAAGTTCGGTGAGGAAATCACGGTGATTGAACCTTGCTTCCTTGAACCCGGTTCCAGAGCCTATGACTATTGGCGGGATGCCTGTGAAGGGGTGGAAATTCGCTATTTTGATATGCTGGCGGAAGGATGCACACCGCAAGAAGCCCGTTCGGTTCTGCCCAACAGCCTGAAAACGGAAGTGGTCATGACGGCCAACATTCGTGAATGGCGGCATTTCCTGAAGTTGCGCTGTTCACCCGCCGCACATCCGCAGATGCGGGAAGTGGCCCTGATCCTGTTGGACAAGGTTCATTGGCTGATTCCGGTGTGCTTCGATGATATTTGGAGTGAATACCATGCCGATGTTTAAGAAGTCCGGTGGTAAAATCTTCGCCGTTCAGTTCAACAAAGCTGAAGAACGGGCCTTGGATCAGGAAATCAAGAAACAGATTGTGGAAAATGATCGGGCCTTTGACATGGACAAAGAATCATCCATCCTGTGGATGCTTCACACCCAATTTGGCTTTGGCCCCAAGCGCCTGAAGCTGGCGTGGAAGCTGTTCTATGCCGAAACCCGGAAGCTACGGGAATATTACTTGATGGATCAGGAAGATGATGGGTGGTTGGCCCGTCAAAAGCTGAAGGACATTGGGTGTGACATTGAAGAATGGTACAGAGAAGAAGGAGGGAAAACCGATGCCTAAACCTTGGGAAAATGCTGAAGGGTATCACGATCCGACAGCCTACCACGGCACAAAGAATATCATCCGTGACGAGGATGAACAGCAGAAGCGGGTGAACACCCTGATCTTCGTCCTGAAGTACATCACCCGTTTGGCGGGGTTTGAACTTCTGAACCGCATTGAAATCAAAGACCGTAAGACCGGGAGAGAATACCGATGAAGAAAATGCTGGTGGTGCTAACCCTTGTGCTGTTGCTTATGGCCGTGGCGGAGCATTACAACATTGATCCCGTTTGGTTCCTGATTGTCTGGTATCTTTCGGACAATATTTCCGCCTGAACAGGTGCTTCTTCAGTAGGAGTTGGAACAGCGTGTGGAACAGATATGGAATAGATGTTTTTTCTATATCTGTTCCGCACGAAAACCCTTGATTTTCAAGGCTTTTTCAGTTGCTTTTGAGGAACGGAACAGATGGAACAGATGTAAATATACTTTCTTCTTATAAAGAAAAAATATATATAAGAAATGTGTATATAAGGAACTGCCCGTTTTATCTGTTCCATGCGTTCCAAAGTCCTGAAACCACTTGATTTTTCAGCATTTATTAACGGTACAGATGCAATGAAAACGGAACAGACTACCGCAGAAAGGATGTGTTACATAGTGACTGACAAGGAAATTTCTCAACAGGCCAAGGAATATTTTTTCCAAATCAGGAAAACAGACCGCTTGATCCAGCGGCTTACCAATACGGTTTTTACTTTGCGTTCCAGCTTGACTTCTCAAAGCTATGAACTGAACCCTGATAAGGTGCAGACTTCAGGCCCGAAAAATACCCTTGAAGAAACCATTGCCAAGATCGTTGATTTTGAAGCTGATATTAACAGCCGGATTGATGAACTTGTTGATATGAAACGGGATGCCTTTAACCGGATCAGGAATATTTCTGACCATGATCAGCAAACGGTTCTAATTGACCGGTATGTTAACGGTGAAAAATGGGAAAAGATTGCTGTTGATCTTAACTTTTCAATCGCACAGATTTACCGGATTCACGGGACCGCTTTGCTTGACTTTGCAAAAAAAAATCCCGACATTCTGAAAGATGATAGTAAATGAGAGTGTCAAGCGTGCTATAATATAAATATGAAATTGCGCCTACGGGAAACCGGGGCGCTTTTTCTTTCAACAATTTTTGTTTTATGTGAAAAAAGAAAGGCGGTGAATACCTATGACACCAAGACAGCGGAAGTTCTGTGATGAATACTTGATCAGCGGCAACGCTACGGATGCGGCAATCAAGGCGGGGGATTCGCCCAAGACCGCAAAGCAGACGGGTTCTGAAAACCTTGCAAAACCTGACTTGAAAGCGTACATCGAAACCGAACTTGAAAAACTTCATTCGGCCAAGATCGCTGATGCTGAAGAAGTCATGAAATACCTGACTTCGGTGATGCGGGGTGAACATACTGAAGAAATCCCGATCCTGTGCGGTGACGGTTGCCAAGAGTTGACACAGAAAGAGGTTGGAGCCAAGGAAAGGCTGAAGGCCGCTGAACTGATCGGCAAGCGTTACGGTATGTTCACGGACAAGGTTGGTGTGGAAGGGGCCGTTCCGGTGATTATCACGGGGGATAATCAACTTGAAGATTAGCCCACAGGCCAAACGGGTTCACCTTCCTGAAGTGGTTGGCAAGGGTTACGGAACCTTCTGGAACTTCAAAGGCCGTTACCGGGTATGTAAGGGAAGCCGTGCTTCCAAGAAATCCAAGACAACGGCCTTGAACATCATTAAACGGATGATGCAATACCCGGAAGCCAATACCCTTGTGGTTCGCAAGGTATTCAGAACTTTGAAAGATTCCTGTTTCACCGAACTGAAATGGGCAATCAACCGCCTTGGGGTTTCGGCCTATTGGGAAATCAAGGAAAGCCCCCTTGAAATGACCTATCTTCCCACCGGTCAGAAGATTTACTTCCGGGGCCTTGATGATCCCCTGAAAGTCACATCAATTACCGTTGAAATAGGGTTTTTGTGCTGGTGCTGGATTGAAGAAGCCTATGAAATCATGAATGAAAGTGATTTTGATATGCTTGATGAATCCATCCGTGGTGCCATTCCCCCTGAAACCGGCCTGTTCAAGCAAATCACCCTGACCTTCAACCCGTGGAATGAAAAACACTGGATCAGGAAGCGGTTCTTTGGTGAGATCACCGGCAAGGATGCCCAAGGGAACCCCACATACCGGTTCCATGATAGCTGGACTTCCCCGGATGGTCAGATTTTCGCCACCACTACCAATTACCTATGTAATGAATGGCTGGACACTTCAGACCTGAAGGTTTTTGAAAACATGAAGGAAAACAACCCCCGGCGCTATAAAGTGGCTGGCCTTGGGGGTTGGGGTATTGTGGATGGCCTGATTTTCGATAATTGGCGGGAAGAAGCCTTTGATCATCTGATTATTTCCAAGAAGCCTGATGTGAAAAGCGCCTTCGGCCTTGACTTCGGTTATACCAACGATCCCACGGCCCTGTTCTGTGGGCTGGTGAGTGAGAGGGAAAGAACCATTTGGGTGTTTGATGAACTGTATGAAAAGGCCCTGACGAACCGGGCAATCTGTGACCGGATCACCGGTATGGGTTATGCCAAGGAACGGATCAAGGCCGATTGTGCCGAACCCAAGAGCATTGACGAATTGCGGGATGCTGGCCTTCATCGTATCAGAGCCGCCCGGAAGGGCAAGGACAGCGTGAACAATGGAATCCAGTACATTCAGGGTTATACCATCATTGTTCATCCCCGATGCGTGAACTTCATCACCGAGATTTCAAACTACACATGGGCAGAAGATAAGTTTGGGGCCAAGATCAATGTTCCCATTGATGATTTCAACCACCTTATGGACGCTATGCGTTACGGGCTGGAAGATATGTTGGTTGGCCCCGCCTTCAGCTTCGACTAATAACATGATAGTAACAAAACACACGAAAAACGCACGGTTTCCGTGTGTTTGCGTTTATTAAGCAATGAAGAAAGGCGGTAAGTGAATATGTTTCTGGATAACGCTATGGAGCGTATCAACCGCCTGATCCTTCAGGGTGGGCGAACCGGCATGACTGAAAATCAGTTCTTCGCCGCTGAAATCAAGGAATGGAAGAATAGTCAGCGCCGCAAGGATCAGGTTATAGGTAATCTGTACTATGAAGGACAGCATGACATTCTTCAGCGTCAGCGCACAATCATTGGTGAAAACGGTCAACTTCAGGTGGTGACGAACCTTCCGAACAACCGCCTGATTGATAACCAATATGCCCTGATGGTGGATCAGAAAACCAACTACCTTGTGGGCAAGCCCTTCACCCTGAACTGTCAGGATAAGGGTTACACGGATGCTTTGGGCAAGGTTTTCAACAAACGGTTTTACCGGCTTCTGAAATATGTTTGTGAAGATGCCCTGAACGGTGGCCTTGGCTGGCTTTATCCTTACTACAATGAAGCTGGTGAATTGTCCTTCAAGCATTTCCCGGCCTATGACATTCTTCCTTTTTGGGCTGACGATGATCACACCATCCTTGATTGTGCGATTCGCTACTACACCCAAGAAGTGTGGAACGGCTACCAGAAGGAAAAGGTGGAGAAGGTGGAAATCTTCAAAGCCGATGGCATTTACCGGTATATCTATCAAAATGATATGCTGATTTCCGATGTGGAAGCCGGTGAACACGAAAACTATTTCATGGTTGAGGAAGAAGGCCAAGAACCCAAGGGGTTCAACTGGACAAGGATTCCGCTGGTTCCCTTCAAGTATAACAAACAGGAAATCCCCCTGATCCGCCGTGTGAAAACCCTTCAGGACGGAATCAACACCATGATTTCCGACTTTGAAAACAATATGCAAGAGGACGCACGGAACACCATTCTGGTTCTGAAGAACTATGACGGTGAAAACCTTGGTGAGTTCCGCCACAACCTTTCCACTTATGGAGCCGTGAAGGTTCGTGAGGATGGCGGGGTTGAAACCCTTCAGGTTGAAATCAATGCAGAGAACTACAAGGGTATTTTGGAACTTTTGAAGAAATCCTTGATTGAAAATGCCCGTGGCTATGATGCCAAGGATGATCGTTTGAGTGGCAACCCCAATCAGATGAACATTCAATCCATGTATTCTGACATTGACCTTGACGCAAACGGCATGGAAACCGAGTTCCAAGCGGCTTTTGAAGATTTGCTGTGGTTCATCAATCAGGATTTCAGCAACAGGGGCTTGGGCGATTATGAAAATGCTGATCTTCAGATCGTGTTCAACCGTGACATTCTGATCAATGAAACGGAATCCATTGAAAACTGTGCCAAGTCCGTTGGTATTCTGTCCACGGAAACCATTGTGGAACAGCACCCGTGGGTTACGGATGTTGAAGTGGAGCTGGCCCGGTTGCGTAAGGAAAAGGATGAAGCAATGGAACAAGCGCAGGAATACGCCGGGGCCTTCCAGACCGGCAACCAGAACAAAGGTGATGATGGCGAGGGTGAATAACCCCCGCCGTTTCACAATATATGCCGGGGCAGACATTGAGTGTGGCGGGGTGCTATTACTCCTACCCGCCAAAGGGTGAAATTCCCTTCCCCGGCCCATCATGGCCCGTTAGTCAAGTGGTTAAGACACCGCCCTTTCACGGCGGTAACGCCGGTTCGATCCCGGCACGGGCTACCATACTTCCCTGTTGGACTTGGCTGAAAATGCTTGCGGGGCCTTCAGCCCTGATGGGGAAGTCTTATTTGCTGAAGTGGATGGAATAGGCAGACACGGCGAATTCAAAATCCGTTGCCGTAAGGCGTGTGGGTTCAAATCCCACCTTCAGCACCATTTTTCAGGATTGGAGGAACGGCCCATGAGAAATGCGGATTATTGGCGTGGGCGGTTTTCCATCTTGGAGGACAGCGCCCACAGAGAAGCCCAAAAGACCATTCAGGACATGGAAGAACTGTATCTGGATGCACAGCGTTCCGTTCAGAAAGAAATTGAAAGCTGGTATGCCCGTTTTGCGGTGAACAATCAAATCAGCCTGACCGATGCCCGGAAATGGTTGACCGCTGGACAGCTTGAAGAATTTCATTGGAGCGTTGAACAGTATATCAAGATTGGTGAACAGGCCGGGTTGGATGCGGCATGGCTGAAGAAGCTGGAAAATGCGTCCACCCGGTTCCACATTTCCCGCCTTGAAGCTGTTCAGACAGGTATTCAACAACAGCTTGAATTGCTATATGGCAATCAGGTTGATAGTCTGGATGCCCTGTTGAAGAAGGTTGTGGGCAATGGTTACACTCATACGGCCTTTGAGGTTCAGAAGGGTGTGGGCCTTGGTTGGGATATTACCGGGCTGAACCAGAAGAAACTTGAAACCTTGCTTTCAAAGCCTTGGACAACAGACGGACGAACCTTCCGGGATCGCTGTTGGTTGAACAAGAATGATCTGGTTGGTTCGGTCAGCAAAAGCCTAACCCAAGGGCTTCTTCGGGGTGATTCCCCGGCCAAGATCACCTCGGCCATTCAGAAGCAGTTCGGGGTTCATCGGTATAAGGCAGGGCGGTTGGTTAACACCGAAACCACCTATTTCAACGCCGTTGCCACAAAGGAATGTTACAAGGATCTGGATGTTGAAATGGTGGAAATCATTGAAACGCTGGACGGCCATACTTGCCCCATCTGTGGTGGGCTTGATGGTACGGTGATCCCCATTTCCCAATATGAACCCGGCGTGACTGTGCCGCCGTTCCACCCCAACTGTCGAGGAACTACGGCCCCGGCCATTGATCCCAAGTATGCCGGTGAGAGAGCCGCCCGAAACGCTGATGGGAATGTGTATTATGTTCCAGCCAACATGAAATATGCTGATTGGGTTCAGACCTTCGTGAATGGCGGTTCCAAGGCTGGCTTGACCGCCACAACCGGGGGCGCTATAATTAAGGCAAAACGGGCGCTGGAAACCCTGAAGCCTGAAATGTTCCCGGAATATCTGACTGATAAGAAGGAACTGAAGAACACCAAAACCCTGATGGAGTATGTCAACGGGTGTGAAAACGCTGATCCCGATGTGGTGGCCCTTTATGCCAAAATGGGCGATATGGAGAATATCAGGGCCAATGGAATCCCTATGAAGGTTTCCCACGGGAAAAATCATGCAGTCAATTATCGTTATTACACCCGGAATGATCAGCTTGCGGAAGCTGAATTGATTATTCCAAAGCTGACCGGTGATGATTTGACCGGGCAAGTGGTTACAACGCTTCATGAGGAAATGCACCTGATGGATATGTTCAACCGGGCAGACCCGGCCAAATATTCCGGTTGGTTCAGTTCTTCCAACAAAAAACTATCAGCTTTTTTCCAAACTACAAGAACAGATATTCCAAAAGATATTGATGATCTGTTTGAAGCCTTTGACTTGGAATGTGACAATATCCGAAAGGTGGTAAATCAATCAAGGAATGAAGCCATTTCTGCTTTGAACGATCAATATTATTCCAAGGCCATTTCTGCTTCTGAATATAAAAAAGTAAGAAATCGCCTGATGCGTGAAGCAGAAGAACAGATTGATTATCAATGCCGGAACGCTATGGGCGGTGGTATTGATTCCCTTGAAGATATTTATGATGCGCTTTCCGGTGGTTCTGCCCGTGATGCTGGTGTTGTGAGATACGGCCACGGTTCCCAGTATTACCGTGATGTTGGGAAGCGTTCTGAAGAAACCCTTGCCAATTATGGAGCCTTGGCGATTGTCCGCCCTGATTTGGTTGCTACATTGAGAGAGTTTGAACCAGAATTGGTGGATGCCTTGGATGAAGTAATTTTGGAAATGCTTGAAAAGGTGGGTGGGTAACTGTGACTAATGAAGAAAAATACATGAAGATTGCTGATTTACTGTCAGAAGTAAATGATCCGGTTGTTCATCGTTTTTTTGATCTGGATAGTGAAGAACTTTTTGATGAAAAGATTGAAGTTCTTACTGCTTTGAAGAATGGGAAACCGCCTGACCAAATCCCCAATTATTATTCTGTTCTTGAAAACTTCAGCCCGGATCAGCATTGGGACTGATCCACAATATTGTTGATTGAACCACCCCGGCCTTCGGGCCGGTGGTGGTTTTTTCATACCTATTCGCCGTTTCCCGGTTGTGGGCGGAAAACAGAGCCGGGGGAAATCGTGGTTCCTGACCCACGGTAAAAAAGGATTTTATGATGGAGGTATCACACTATGACGAAAGAAAAGCTGATGGAGTGGGGCTTGACCGAGGAACAGGCCAACAAGGTTATGGAAGGGCTGAATGGTTCCTTTGTAACCAAGAGCCGGTTCAATGAGGTGAACGAGGAAAACAAGACCCTGAAAGCCCAAGTTTCTGAACGGGATGGGCAGATTGAAACCCTGAAGAAATCCGCTGGTGATAACACGGAACTTCAGAACCAGATCACCGCCCTTCAGGAAGCGAACAAGCAGAAGGACAAGGATCACGCCAATGAAATCAAGGCCCTGAAGATCAGCAATGCCGTTGATGTGGCCCTGACCAATGCCAAGGCCAAAAACAACACCGCTGTAAAGGCGCTGTTGGCCGCATTCTTGGAGAAGGCGGAACTGGCCGATGATGGCACGGTGAAAGGGCTGGATGATGAAATTGGCAAGCTGACCAAGGGTGAGGACACGGCTTTTCTGTTCGACACCAGCGGCAAGGCCAAGTTTAAGGGAGCCAAAGCCGCTGAAAAGAGTGATCCCCACAATCAGCCCACCGGGGATGACCTTTCCAAAATGTCCTATGACGAACTGTGCAAGTACATGGAGGAAAACCCGGATGCGGTTTTGGAGTAACCCACACAATTTGACTACACAGAAAGGAAGTTTGAACGATGGCTAACAGCAAGTTTGATGCAAAGTCTTTCAACCCTGAAGCGTTTAAGTACATGGTTGGCCGTGTGCCTAACCTGACCCTGAACGCCCTGAAGAAGTCCCGTGCGCTGGCCGGGAACCCTGATATTCGGGCGGTGTTCACCAGTCAGAATGCACCGGCTATGCCCGTCTTGCCATGCGTGGCCTTCTGGATGGGGATGCGGTGAACTATGACGGTGAAACCGACATTACCGCCACTTCCACCAAGACCTTTGAACAGGGCATGGTGGTTGTTGGCCGTGCCAAGGCATGGACTGAAAAGGACTTCAGCTATGACATTACGGGCGGCGTGGACTTCATGGGCAATGTGTCCGCACAGGTTGCGGAGTACAAGGATACCTTGGATCAGAAAACCCTTCTTTCCATCCTGAAGGGTGTTTTTGCCATGCCCACCACCGATGCCAAGAACAAGGAGTTTGTGGAGAAGCACAGCACCACGATTTATGCCCCTATGAGCGCCACCACCCTGAACAGCGCCGTGAACAAGGCTTGTGGAGCCAATAAGCAGAAGTTTTCTTTGGTGTTCATGCACAGTGATGTTGCCACCAACCTTGAAAACATGAAGCTGTTGGAGTTCATGAAACAGACGGACGGGGACGGCATTCAGAAGGATTTGACCCTTGCCACTTGGAATGGCCGCACTGTGGTTGTGGACGATGATCTTCCCGCCGTGACCGGCTATGCCGATGCTGAAGCGGACACCCCCGGCGCTTTGGTGATCAAGGCTTCCGGTGCTTCCGGTGCTTCTGAAATTGATCTTGCCAAGGCAACCCCCTACTTTGGCACCCGTACCCTTGCCGCTGATATGTATGTGGTTCCCGCTACGCAGTACACCACCTTCATCATGGGCAACGGTGCTATCTCCTATGAAGATATTGGGGCCAAGGTTCCTTATGAAATGGCCCGTGACCCCAAGACCAACGGCGGTGTTGATACCCTGTATATGCGTCAGCGCAAGGTGTTCAGCCCCTATGGTATCAGCTATG